CCGCAGGCACACCAGGAATATCAACCTGGTGCGTCACCTCGAGAAGAAAAAAAAGAACCCAAAATCGCAAAAAGTACTGGAACGCAACCTCTTAATCATATCAAAAAAATGGAAACACTCAACGATTGGATAAAGGCCGGTAAACCCTATGATGCCGGGATTGGCCTACTGGCCAAGCTGAGCCGCAACAGGGTGCTGTTGCAAAATCTCAGCAGAAAAGAGAACCCTGGAAAATTGGAGTATGAGCTTCGGAAGGTATCCAAGGGTCAACCATCGCCCCTGCCGCCGAAGCCGGTGACCCGGATCCCTACCATTCCTCCGGTGCCAACGCCGAAGCCGGTGCAGAAAAAGAGTGAGGTCGATCAGCCACACATTGACCTTGCTCCTGTGATGACAGGGCGCCTTCGCATTGTGCGTGGAACCCGCGAGATCGACTACCAGGACCTGCCTGAACGACTCAGGAAGGTGTATGATGACACCATGCAGCTCTACCGGGTGATGCGGGTAACGCACGAAAAAGCCAAACTGGCCAAGACGGACAAAGAGCGCGCAGAGCTCACCGACCAACTGGTCAAGATGGATGAGTCCGTGAGAAAGCACTGGGCTGAGCTTGACGCATGGGATGGTCAGGCGGATGTGAAGACCGGCAATATCGACCATCACCGGATCAATGCCAACCGCAAGCACCTGAGCAAAAATAAGAAGGTGATCCCCTTGATGTCTCCGGGCCCCAAGCGCGATGAATTGCTTCGGCAGATGCAGGCCCGGGTGGATGAGCTCCTGGCGGCAGGAGAGAACCTCGAGCGTAGCCGGAAAGATCTGGAAGCCATCGGCTTGAAAATCAAGAAATGAACACCAATCTTGACTTAGCCAGGCAGGGGCTGTTTGCCGATCGGAGTAATCTGACGCCCGGGCAGCAGGAGATGGTGCAGCGTTATGAGGCAGCCTTTGCTATCTGGCTGAACAACCCGGTGTACTCTGACCGGGAAATGACCATCTACCTGATGTCAACCTTTGGCATCAGCTACCGGCAGGCCCACCGTGATATCGGCGAAATCAAATATCTCCTGGGCAATGTGACCAATGCCAGGAAGGAGTGGCAGCGCTATAAGGTGATCAGCATGCTGGATGAGGCCTATCGGATGGCAAAAGATCAGGAGAATCCCAAGGAGATGATCTCTGCAGCAGATAAGCTGGGGAAATATACCCAGCTCGACCAGGCAGACGCCAAAGAGATACCCTGGGATGAGATCATCCCGCAGAACTTTGAGCCAACGGATGATCCTACCGTCATCGGCCTTAAACCGGTCAAGAACCTGGATGAGCGCATCAAACGGCTGAAACAGAAATTCGGTGCAATGATTGAGATCGAGGATGGAGCAACAATCGACGACCAAGAAGATCTACTTTAATAACCCGCAGCGCGAGGCCATGTACACTTCAGCGCACACTGAGGTGATCGTGGCCGGCCGTCGCTTCGGGAAAAGTCATGGTATCGTAGCTCCACGACTGATCCGCAATGTTCAGGCTATGCCAAGGAGTGCAGGGGCCTTTATCGGAGCCACCTACCAGCAGCTCCTGACCAGGACGCTTCCTGCCACCTTCGCGGCGCTCGACTCGATGGGTTTCAAGAGAGGGATCCACTACTATATTGGCGTCAAGCCACCGAAGTCGGCCAACTTTAAGGTGCCGTACATCAATCCGGCCAGTTACGATCATGTCATCAGTTTTTACAATGGATCCATCCAGCATTTGATCAGCCAGGACCGGCCAGGTACATCCAACTCCCTTACCCTGGATTACCTGATCATGGATGAGGCAAAATTTCTGAATTTCGATAAACTCAAAACAGAGACCTTCCCGGCAAATGGCGGCTATCGTGGGCATTTTGCCGGATGCCCATGGCACCATGGCATGCTGATCATGAGTGACATGCCAACCACAAAAAAGGGATCCTGGTTCCTATCCTATCGTGAGCAGTGCGACCAGGAGCTGATTGAGACGATCCAGGCTTTGGTGTACGAAATCTGGAGGCTGAGAGGCCGATTAAAAACAGAGACCTCTGAATCACTTCGCGAGCAGCTCTCCTACTATAAGCGGAGCCTGTCAGATCTGCGCAGTGTGGCGGTGTACTACCGTGAGTGGTCAACCATTGAGAATATCCTGGTATTGGGGGAGAAGTACATCCACCAGATCACGCCACTGGTATTCCAGACCTCGATCCTCTCTCGGCGCGTAACCAAGCTGACAGATGGATTCTACCCGGCGCTAACAGAGGGGACGCATTATTACACAGCATTCAATAATTCATACCTGGATAGTCTGGGTTATGACTTCGAGCGCGCCAGCATTGAGACCTCATTGCAGGACGCTGATGTGAAGGTGGATGCACCGCTATCCATTGCCTTTGATTTCAATGCCAACATCAACTGGCTCATTGTAGGCCAGTCGGATGGAGGAAAGATGCGTACGCTCAAATCATTCTATGTCAAGTATGAGCGTAAGCTAAGGGAGCTGGTCCAGGACTTCTGTAAGTATTACCGACTGCATAAGGAGAAGACCGTCATCTTCTATTACGACAATACAGCACTGAGCTCCAACTACGCTGTTAACAACGAGGACTTTGCCGCTGTCATTGTCAATGAGTTCCAGAAGCATGAATGGACCGCGATCCGGAAACACATCGGCAACCCGCTCAAGCATCATGAGAAGCATATCCTCATTGACCAGGCACTCAAGGGGCAGCGCTACCTCTTCCCACTATTCAACAAGGCCAACAACGAAGCCCTACTGATGGGCATGGAGCAGTGTGGTGTGCGCGTTGGCCCCAACGGATTCCAGAAAGATAAGTCGGGTGAGAAGCTCGCAGAGAATGAGGAAGATAAGCTTGAATATCGCACCGATGGGACTGACGCCTGGGATACCCTCTTCATTGGAATGAACCGATTCCCGGTAAGCGCGCCAGGCAGTGGATTCTCCACTACATGGCTCTGATCGCTGATCCAGCCGAAAATCAGCCGATTACCGCTATCATATAACGTTTTTTTCGATCGAAGTAATTACCGTGCCCCACAGGGCGGTGCGGAGTCGTCTTCGTGTTTTTATGCTCCGCCTGGCCATATTCTGATCAAAAGCGTTGAGTTTCTAATCATTAAGGGCGAAAAATTGACAGGATCCCGTTATGGGTATTCCTGTCCTTTCCGACGGGGAGCTATCAGAATACATTCGGGGCATGTTACACCTGTCAGTTGCCCGGAAGATCATTGAATCTGGTCAGCCGCTGCAAATCGGCTTCTGGAAGAAGAACGGCGAGGCATGCACCAATGATTCAGTGGTGTGCACCAGCAGTAACTATGCGCGGAACACGTTCAACCTCAAGTTCCTTGAGTCCGGCGAGATCCGCACGATACGTGCCATTCTGGTATTTGAGGTCAATCATGAAGAGGTAGTGCTATGATTATAGATTCTTTTACCACATTGATGCAAGATGTAGGGGCTGTGGTCACGCAAGCCACCAAGTCAACCTTCGAGCCTGAGAACATCCAGGTCATCCGCCTGAAAGAAACGCGAGGCGTGGTGCCCTGGGGGGAAGACAACCGCCTTCCTGATGATATCATCAGCTACGTGGGCCGCAATGAGATCCTCTCGGCGAACGTGCAGTTCAATGTGGCGGCCATCTATGGGCAGGGCATCAAGGTATTTGAGAACCAGAACGGGGAACTGGTGGAATCTACCAATCCAAAGGTGAGGGAGTTCCTCGAGAACAACGACCTGAACAGTTACCTGTTAGAGCAGATCAGCGACCTGGTGATGTTCTACAACCTATTCCCTGAGATCATCCTGGATAAGGCGGGCAAGAACATCGTGCTGCTCAACAGCAAGGAGGCAACCTATAGCAGATGGGAGACCTGCAATGAGAAGACCGGGCTGATCGAGCACCATCTCTATTCGGCAGAGTGGGTCTCTGGAAGGTATAACGAGGACAATGTGACGATTACGCCGGTGCTCGACATGCGCAACCCCCTGCGGGACCTGCGTGTGAGAATGACGACCAAGAGCAGGGATATGCGATTCATCGTACCGATCCACTTCCCCACACCCGGGCGCACCTACTACCAACGCCCATACTGGTGGTCAGTATTTGAGTCGGGCTGGTATGATATCTCCATGCTGATCCCTGCCTTTAAGAAGGCATTGCTCACCAACCAGATGGCTATCAAATACCACATCCAACTTCACGAGAACTATTTTGATAAGATCTACGAAACCGAGAAGATCACCGATGAGGTGAAGAAGGAGGAGCGGAAGAAGAAGGAGCTGGAAGACATCCGCGATTACCTGAAGGGAGCCGAGAAGGCGGGCAAAACCATGGTCAGCAAGGTCATGTACTCCCCTGATGGCAAGGAAATCCCGATGATGAAAATATCGGTGATTGATGATAAAGCCAAGGGCGGCGAGTACATCGAGGACTCAGCTGAGGTGAGCAACATCCTCTCTTATGCCATGGGCGTGCACCCGAACCTGATCGGATCCTCACCAGGCAAGAACTCCGGCACACTGAGCGGAACCGATAAGCGCGAGCTGTTCACCATCAAGCAGGCGCTGATCAAGCCTTTGCGGGATATGCTCTTGCGGCCTCTCAACCTGATCCGGGATTTCAATAAATGGCCGGAGAACATCGTCTTTGCCATCCCGGATATCCACCTGACAACCCTGGATAAAGGGAAGGATGCTGAACCTGTTGTAACCAAATAGCCATGTTAATAACCACCATTGACGAACTCAAGGCTAAGGTCCCTACGATCGTGGGAAACGACTTTGCCATCTATGCCACGTTTGTGTCAGAGGCTGAGCATTACCTGCAGGTTGATATCCTTGGCAAGACGCTGTATGATGATCTGGTCAGCAAAAAGACCAACAACGCCTATGCCGTTCTCCTGGACCACAGCCGCCGCGTGGTAGCGCTCAANNCACAGCCGCCGCGTGGTAGCGCTGAAGGCCTATCACAGCGCGATCCCCTTCCTCGATGTGGTCCAGACCAACACCGGCTTTGCCGTTACCCAGAACGCCAACCTGGCCCCGGCCTCCAAGGACCGGGTGCGCGCCCTACGCGATGGTGTCATGATGTCCTGGTATAACAGCATCGAGAACCTGCTCCGTT